GAAGGAACTTATGGTGGCAGCAGGACTGGACTGGAAGAACTGGAACGTACTGGAAGAGGACAACCTTTCGATTACGGTAATCAGTAAGAAAGCCGGAAGAAAGAGAGTGTTATTGAAATAGGGAAAAAGAATGTTAAGTGACAGAGAAATTGAAATGAAGTTATATGATATGGCAGCAGTGTTTAAAAATCATATGAGAGCCGGGAGGTATCCGCAGGCGAAATATATTTATGATAAAGCAAGGATGCTGGCTGTGGAAACCGGTTTGGAAGAGAAAAAAAGAGAAGAACTTTTTGGACTTCGGGGAGAAAGAGGAAATAGTCTGAAAGAAGGATTATTTCCTCATGAACTGGTGCAGAAAGCATATTTGGAAACCTGTGTAAAAGCCAAAGAGCAGCCGGAGGATTGCATTTTATGTCAGAAACAGTTGGGAATAATGGTGCAAAAATGAAGGAAATCAATATTTATTTATATAGCACTATAAAGGGTGGTAAGGAAAAAAATGGTGCCTATACTTATATTCTGGAAACTGCTACAAGCAAGGGAAATGCCACGATAACCAAGACAGAAAAGGTAGAAGATATGACTGCTAATAAATCGGTGTTATGTGCTTTGATAGCAGCTATGAAAAGAATTCGCCAGAGTAGTTATCTGGTGATATATACGGATTGTCATTACCTGGTTGCTAATACGAGAGACAGCCTTGGCAAATGGAGCAGGAACGGATGGAAGACAGCCAGAGGGGATGAAATAAAAAATCCGGAGCAATGGAAGGAAATTCACCAATTGCTCATGCCACATTCCTTTGAATTTATAGTAGGTACCAGTCACAGTTATTACCAGTGGATGAAGAAAGAAACGGAGGCGGCAGCGGAATGTATGTGACCGGAGTGGTGGAAAAGACGGAAAGCGGTTCCGGAAAGACCAGACTGCAGATTTTACTGGATGGAGAAGATAAGGCAGAACTACTCCGGCGAAAAGAGATAGGAATGGTAGGGATGTGGCTGGATGATGGAAGATTGATTTCTGCATTACAGAGAAAAAAGATTTATGCGTCTATTCGGGATGTCTCTAATCATACCGGATATTCCCCGGAGGAAACCAAAGAAGTATTGAAGTTTCTGTATGTAGAACGAACCGGAAGGAATGCGTTCTCCTTAGCGGATTGTACCATGGACACTGCAAGAGAATTTATTAACTTTATGATAGACATCTGTTTGGAAAACGGAATCATTTTAACAGATTCCTTATATGACCGGACAGAAGATATCGAGTATATGCTGAAAAGCTGTCTTAAGAACCGTAGGTGTAGTATCTGCGGCAGGAAAGGAGAGGTTCATCACTGGGATGCCATTGGCATGGGGAATGACAGAAGACACTATGATGACAGTAGCAATCGTAAGATTTGTCTGTGTCGGAAACATCATACCCTGGCACATAGCTACGGAAGGGAAAGGTTCATGCAGATATATCACGTTTTCGGAGTTTATTACATGGATGGCAGTCAGGATGTTTCCATAGAAGAAAATAAGGAAGGAGGAAAAGAGCATGAATGTTGACTTAAATTCCATTGGTGGCGGAGCCTTACAGGCACGTTTTAACCGGGAAATGGAAAAAGTGGTAAAGAACATGAAGGATCCGAACACACCCTATAAGGATGTAAGAAAAATTACCATAACACTGGCTTTTAAACAGGATGAAGAGAGAAATGCAGCAGCCTGTACCGTAGAAGTAACCAGTAAACTGGCAAAAGCGAAAAGTTTTGAAACAAACTTTGGTATTGGTCAGGATCTGAAGACAAATCAGTATCTTGCCAAGGAGTATCATAATCAGATACCGGGGCAGATGGGCTTTGAAGATGTAAAACCGGTAACAGAAGAAAACAGTAATGTAAAAGAGTTTAATGGGCAAAAATTGTCCCGTGCTATAGGAGGATAAATATATGATTGCAAAGGCATTGGATTGGATTGGATTGAGGGCAGAACTGCTCCGTTTTTAAAAGAAATTGATGGAGTTACATGGTCAAATAAGAGTCTGAATAAAGTAATTGATGTGAAGAAAATAGAGTCTATTTCTTTTTCGACATTGACAAGTCTGGTGGATTATTTAAAGAGTGGGATTGATGTACCAAACAGCTTTATTGATCATGTTTTTGTAAATGTGGTATCACCGACACGCATTGAAGTGAGTTCGGGAGTAAATGGAAAGAATTATTACAGCAGAACACAAATTGCTGAGGTAAAGGCAGTACTGCCGGAAATTAAGATTGGAAAATGGCTGGGACAGACAGAATTTTGTATTATGTTACGTTCTTCTTTTTTGGATAACTCTAGTATGTTGCATTCTTTGTTTTCTTCCGATCCGGATGTATTGAAGGGAGAAGATACACATAGAAATGCATTGATCGAAGTGGCCAGTAATATTGTATCCGGTACGATTGCAGAGTATCAGGATACCGGTATTAGTCAGAAAGCTACTATTAAGACGGGTATTCAGGAAACAGAGGATAAATTGTTACCGGAGAAGGTGATTTTAAGACCGTATCGTACTTTCCTGGAAGTGGAACAGCCAAAGAGCGAGTTTGTTTTCCGGGCACAGAATGATAAATATGACGGAGTACAGTTATCTTTACATGAAGCAGATGGCGGAAGATGGAAAATGGATGCCAAAGCAGCGGTAAAAGCATATCTGGAAAAGGAATTAAGCGGAATGGAATGGATTTCTGTTTTGGCATAAAAGAAAAATGTGGCAGTAGTCTTTGCGGACTCTGCCACAAACAAAAAAAGAAAGAAGGTATCGGATGTCAGGAATACCCAAAGTAGGAATCGATTATGCAGGCTGGGCGGTGGACATCTTTGACAATGATACCAAAATTGACAAATTACTGGATTCCAAAGGCTGGATAGGATTTAGTGTGTATTTCTTTTTGTGTATGAAGGCCTACGGAACGGAAGGATATTTTTATAAATGGTGCTATGACGATTGTGCATCGACGGCTCGAAAGATGGGCAGCGGCATCAGTGCCAGTACGGTAAAAGAAACCGTGGACTACTGCTTGCAAATTAGTCTCTTTGACAAGAGGAGGTTTGTGGAGTGGGGAATTTTAACTTCAAAAGGTATTCAGCGGCGGTACTGGAACGTGGTTCGTAACCGCCGTGTAAAAAAAGTATATTTGGAATTTTGGTTGCTTGGAGACCATGAGTGTTCAGGCTTAGTTAAAGTCAACCTAAAAGAGCCGGTGACGGATGCAGAAAGCCATTTGCAAAGTGCAAATGAGGATGTGCAGATGGGAAATGCTAATAAAGTAAAGTATAGTAAAGTAAATAATAATATCGTTGCACCTGCAAAGCAGGGCAAGGATGATAAGGAGAAAATGCCAACAGATTTTGAGTTAAAGTGTGTGGATTATTTAATACAGTGTGTACTTTCTGATTTTCCAAATCAAAAGGTTCCAAAAAGTTTAAAAGAGAAGGGAAAGTGGACAGTGCATATTAAGAGAATGATGGAAATAGATAACATTACACCGTCAGATATATGGAATACACTGGTATGGACGATGAAAGATTCCTTTTGGAGAACCAATATCCGCAGTACGAAAAAGTTCCGGGAAAAATATGCAACATTGTATTTGCAAAGTAAGCAAAGAAGAAATACTTCCGGAAACAAATTCAATACTTTTGAAAATCAGAGGGAATATGATTATGAAGCACTGGAAAGGGAATTGTTGGCAAATTAGGAGAAGAGGATGGAATTAGACTGGTATAAAAAAGTCAGGTATGAGGACAAAAAAGAACTTGCGAAAGAAAGTCTGACAAAAATGGTAAGTTCTTTTGTGGCAGCAGGTTACTGGATCAGGAGCATCTGGGAAGATAAAGAATGTGAAAGCGAAGGATATGGAAGTATCTGGGAAATGGCTGAAAAAGAATTTGGATTGAAAAAGAGTGAAGCATCCAGGGCTATCAGCATGAATAAAAAATATTCTGTGGATGGAAATTCACCGGTCATACTGGAAAGATACGTCATGTATAACAAAAGCCAGCTGCAGGAGATGTTAACCATGACAGAGGAACAGCTGGAGCAGGTAACTGTGGACATGAAAGTACAGGAACTGCGGCAGCTAAAAAGAGCAGGGGCAACACCGGAACAGTTACGTATGTTGAAAGAATTGCTTGCTGACTGGGTGAAAAGTGCATATGTAGAGATTTATCGCAGTGTGCAACAAGGCAAGGAGATTATGGAAAGTATCGGGGAAATACTGAATGATGACGTTCCTGTGAAAAAAGGAGATAAAGTATTTTTTACGGGAGAGGATGTGGATGAACTGGTAGAACGTACTACCGGGGAAGTTCTGGCGAAGTATTCCAAAGGCATGGCGGTTTCCATTATTTTGGAAGAATACTGTAAGTTACAGGAGTTACGAAAAATCAAAAAGAAACCGGAGATAAGAGGACTTATGGATGATCCATACTGCAGAGAATGCGGGACACCATTAGACAGTCCGGAGCATGGTAAAAATCCATCTGTGATTTGCTCCTGGTGCGGACAGGCTGTGGATTGGAGTGATTATTCCGTGGAAGAGTCTGTTGCGACGTCGCAAGAACCAGTAATTACTGGAACGGAAGCGATTTTAGAGGCAGAAACTATTGAAAAAGATTTGGAAGTGTTTCAGGAACCGGCTGAGGATGTGACTGAGGTGCTGATAGAAGCGGAAATTGTGGAAGAAATTGAAGCAGATGAGGAAGAATGTGCAGAAGTTTTCGCATTCGAAGTGCTGGACAGTGATGAAGAAGCAGAAAGTATTATTGATGGAGAATTTCGGGAAATTTCAATGGAAGTAATTGGAGAAGAAGAGGTATCTGTTTATGGCTTGCCTAAAACAGTATATCCGGAAGGCAGCAGTATTTCTACTGTAGGTTGTGGGCATAAGTATAATTGTTTCAGTTGTGCCCAGGAATGTGACATGCGGCAGGAAAAGCGATACTGCAGGGAAGCAACATTAGGAAGTCCGTTTTCTTGTACAACTATGAATGTTCTGGAATTGTTGAAAGAGGAATTTGCAGAGGTATGTCAGTTTGTCAATTATGAGAGGGCTGAGTATACTGCCGGAAGTAAGGAACCTGTTCCTTGTTGTAAAAAATGTCAGGTATCAGATTGTGGATACCGATGTGGAAGGTCTGTGTATGTAAAAACAGATACAAAGGAAGTAACAGAACCGGAAGAAACCACAATGGCAGCAGTAGAGGAAAGTGAACTGATGCAGATAAAGAAGGTTTTGGAAAAAGAAAATGAGCTGTTGGCGGAATATCTGAAAATTGATGATTTACCAGTATTTACTGTAAAAAGACAGAAAATCATTGTAGGAGCTCTTGCAAATATGGTCTGTGAACTGGAAGAGATGGAACAGAAAACAGAACCGGTAGAACAGCCGGAACTTCCGATTTTGAAAAATAATGACCAGAGACAGGAATTTATTGCAGATTATGAAAACTGGCCGGTATGGATGGAGCAGCCATTAACTGGTGAGAAATATTACCGGTATGAGTTTGAAAACGGCGCCGCTTTTGTAGTGAAAGCATATTTTCACAAATGCTTTGATATTAATATTCGAGGGAAATGGGAAGACAGGTATAAAGATGGCTGGGGAGCTGAGGAATATTACATCATGACGGAAGGAAAGCATTTCAAGGATTGTCTGACAAATAAAAGCTGTATGATTGAGTTTTTGAAGAATTTGCAGAAGGAGAAAAAATGAATTACTTTGAATTAAAAATAACCGAAGAACAAAGAATAAATGAATTTAAGCAAATTACCAAGGGAGTATTTACAGAAAAACAAGCAGGGAAGCTGATAGAAATGGGATATTTCATGGTACCGGCATCTTTAACACATCACGGAACACAGTCGGGAGACCTTTATCATCATAGTAAACTGATTTATTTGCAGTTAAAGGAATACACGGAAAAACTGTATCTGGAGTGGAAAAATGAAAGAAGTCCCATGGTGGTGGCATTCTTACATGATTTATGCAAGGCAGATGATTATGTTTTGAAAGACGGGGCATATGTTGGGAATAGAGAAATGCTTTTAAGTGGCCATGGAGAAAAGTCAGTTATTATGGCACTGCAATTGTTCCCGGATCTGACAGACGAAGAAATCATGTGCATCCGGTATCATATGGGAGCCTATGAAGGACAGGAAAAGTGGAGAACACTGGGAAATGCCATAAAGAATTATCCAAACATCCTATGGGTACATCAGGCGGATATGATAGCCAGTCAGGTATGGAAGGTATAAGTGGCAGCAGTCGTGGATAAAAAGAGAAAGTAGTAGGAGGATGAGAGAAGATGAGTAAAGCATTAGAGTTAGCGAAAGAATTATTAAAGGTTTTGAATGAGGAAAATGCAGCAAAAAAGAATATTGAGCAGTACCAGCTTTCTACATTGGAACCAGAAGAAGTTTTTAAAGTCGGGGAACATGATTTTATTGTACTGGAACAGATGGAAGGACAGACCGCAGTTATTTCAAAAGAGTTTATGGCAAAGGGTAAGAAATTTGATGAAGATACCAGAGATTACAATACATCCGCTATCAGGAAGTTTATTGAAAGTGAAATTCAACCGGTAATCGAAGCGGCAGTAGGAAGTGAAAATCTTGTGGAACATGAAGTGGAACTTACTTCCGTGGATATGCAGAAAGAAATTAATAATTGCAAATGTAAAGTTAGATTGATTACTTTTGATGAAGCACGTAAATATAACGATTTGATTGCTGATAAAAATATTGGTGACTGGTGGTGGACATGTACACCGTGGAGCACTAAGGAACGCGGATGGGAGTACTCGCTCGCCGTTGTTTGCCCGTCCGGCGGTATCAAATACAATTACTACAATTACGGCTTCGGTGTTCGCCCTGTTTGTATCTTAAAATCTAATATCTTTGTATCTAAAGGAGGAGAGAAATAATGGCTAAAAATCTGGAACAGAGAGTGGAAGAACTTGAAAAAATCATAAAGAAAATGCAGGCAAAGAATTTGAAATTAAAAAAAGATTTAGCAGTAGGAGATACATTTGAACTTATTGGACTTAAATGGAAAATCTTAGACATTGCAGAGCAGGGGTATAAATGTATTGCAGAAAAACTTCCGGAAAATAAAAAGTTTGGAAATAACAATGATTGGAAAGAAAGCAGTATTCGGGAATATTTGAACGGAGAGTTTTACGAGAAATTAGAGGAAGTAATAGGGGAAGATAACATTATTTCTTTTGAAAGAAGTTTGTTGTCCCTAGATGGTCAGACAGAATATGGAACTTGTGAAGATAAGGTGTCCATTGTCAGTCTGGATGAATACAGACAGTATAGAGCATTGCTTCCAAATGAAGAATATTACTGGTGGACTCTTACACCGGATACTACAAAATGTAATGGAAATGAGTCGTGGATCCTCGTTGTTTGCCCGTCCGGCGATATCAGCGGCAATAACTTCAATATCAACGGCGGTGTTCGCCCTGTTTGTATCTTTTCATCTGCAATCTTTGAATCAGAGGAAGGTTAAATGGCAGAAACAGATTTAAAAGTAATCTTAAAAGCAAAGGAACTGGCAGAACATACCTTGCGTGTCACATCCAACTGTAACCGGTACCCGAAGAAATACAGATTCTCATTAGTGGACAAGATGCAGAATAAGTCACTTGAAATTTATGAACATCTGCATGAAGCTAATCGGACTGATTTGAGGGAGTATGCAAGGGAACGTTCAGAATTACAGACCAAGGCAATCGCTCACTGTGATGAACTTCTGTTTTACATAGAACTATCCTATAAGCTCAATATCATTAATGATAAAAGCATGGGATACTGGTCTAAGATGGTAACAGATATTAAGCATATGGCGATTGCTTGGAGAAGCAAAGATAAAAAGAGATAATTATTACAGGATATCTGATGCATAAACCGTTGTTTGCCCGTCCGGCAATATCAACAACAATAACTACAATAACAACAACGGTGTTCGCCCTATTCTGTATCATACAGACCGGAAGAGTAGGCAACAAGCCGAAATCAGAAAAAGATACAAAAAATCAGATATCCTTCCACTAGGTGGTAAATACAAAGGTATTTTTATGGATAAAGAAATAATATGCAGTTTTGAAAATCTTTACAAGGCATACAGACGTGCAAAGTCTGGCAAGGGATGTAATAATAGCTGTGCTAAATTTCAGAACATGAGTCTGGAAGGAGTACATCTGTTAAAAGAACAGCTTGAAAATCAAACTTATAGGATGAATCCATACAACGAGTTCAAGATATATGAACCAAAGGAAAGAATCATTAAATCGTGTTCTTTTAAGGATAAAGTGGTGCAGCATTGTTTGTGTGATGAGATTCTGCATCCGAGGCTGGCAAAGGAATTTGTAAAGACAAATTATGCCGGACAAAAAGGGAAAGGAACCCTTTATGGACTGAATAGTCTGAAAGAACAGATGCTAAGTTTTTATGAAATGCATGGTCTTGAAGGTTGGATACTGAAATGTGATATTACAAAGTTCTTTTACCAGATAGACCATGAAATATTAAAAGATATTGTGGATTATCACTTTATGGATAATTACACGAAATGGCTGAACCATTTATTTATAGACAGCACAGAAGGATTGGGACTTCCGTTAGGAAATCAGGTGGCACAGGTTTATGCATTGTTAATGCTTAATGGCATGGACCATATGATTATAGGTGAATTGGGAATAAGTCTTTATGGGAGATACATGGATGATTTTTACCTGATACACCATGATAAAGAATATTTAAAAGAATGTTTGGTGCGGATACAGGAAATGGTAAGCAGTCTTGGACTTTGCCTTAATGGAAAAACTCAGATAGTACCGTTTAGATGCGGAATAGGTTTTCTAGGGTTTCACCATTATGTAACAGAGAATGGGAAATATATAAGGAAATTGAAAGGTGAAAATAAACGGAAAATCAAAAAGAAAGTGACCAGATGGGTTAGAGCTGTACAATCCGGAAAAATGACAGAAAAGAAATTTTATGAAAAGTATAATGCGTGGAAAAATCATGCTTTACATGGAAACTGTATTAAACTTTGTCATTCCATGGATTTATATGTAAATAGTTTGATAAAAATAAGTAGAAAGGATGTTTTATGAGTAGAACAAAAGCAAGAAAGGAACGCCTAGAACGTGTCCGCGAGAGGTATTTAAAAAAGATAAAGGAAGAGGACATTGCAAAAGAAATGAATTTATCTTTGAGTACCGTGCGAGGTTATATCTCAGAAATGGGATTGAAAAAGAGGGACTGGAATGCAATAAGAGAAAAGATTATAGAAATGTATAATTCAGGACGGAACTTTGAAGATATTGAGGAAGAAACGGGAGTGTGCCGCGATACAATCAGGAAAACATTAAAGAAGAGTGGATTGTTATCAAGTGGAAGATTTTATGCAGTGGAGAATAATCTGATAGATGAGAATACGGTATTTGCGGATAATAGAGTGAAGATTGAAAAAATAGTGATATACGGAAAGCGGTATCAGGATGTGACACAGGTACTGGTACCGAGATAGGAGGGAAAACAATGACAAGAATAATTTTATTCCTGCTTCGTATGAAGTTAGGAGTTAAAAAGAACGAAAGATTTCAATTTGATAACCAGAAGAACAAAGAAGATTATTATTACATATCTGAAAATAAGTTATACAAAATTATGTGGCGGGATTGTAAAGTAACGGAAAGGAGAGCCAATGTAAGCCTGAACTGGTTACTGGATCCGGAATGTAAGATTGTGAAATTAGGAGGTCACTAAAGTGATAGAAAAAGAGTCATGGAGAATTATAGAGCTGATTATCCGAAGATACCCGGACAAGAAGAGAGAATATGAAGAATATGTATCGGATGTTATCATGGCTAGCAGTACCGGAGAAGAATACTGTGGCAGCAGCTCTGATAATAAACCCCAGTCTGTAACAGAAGCCAAGGCTCTTAAAATGACCAGTGCTTATATGGATAGGCTGAAACGGGAAATATATGCAGTTGAAACGGTGTATAGTGGATTAAAGGAAGAAGAGAAGAAAGTCATGCGTGAGAGGTTCTGGACGGACAGAAGGAGGAATGTTCCATATCTTAACATGAAAACAGTAAGTTACAGTGAAACACAAATGAGAAGGATTGTGTTTAAAATCATTTGTCAGGTGGGAAGATTTTTAGGGGAAATCAATTAGGAATGTGATAAGAAAGTCTGTAAAAATGCAGGCTTTTTTATTATATATACAAATAAGCATTGACATATGGTGCACCATATAATATATTATATGTAGGAGGTGAGAAGAAGATGGCTAAGAAAAAGAAAAAGCACAAACTTGAAAAAGTAGCAATCATAGTAAGCATCATCAATGGATTGGTCGCAACAATCTGCATGCTATATGAAACATTTTTCAAATAAGTGCTTGGCGGTGGGTAAATCCCACTACTCACCGCTATTTTAAACCATCTGTAAATATATGTCTATGAAAAAAATAATTTTTATTACGAGTTTGGCAACTTTCTTTTGCTTGTGTTATATGGCTGTTAAGAATGGTATGGATGTATTTATAGGAGTAGCTTTATTAACAAGTATATTGAGTAATGTATTAAACTTATTATGTATTGTCAGAAAGGATGAAAAGTAATTATGCCAATAGGTAAGCCATCAAAACAAACAATAGCAACAGAGAAGTATGCCAAGAAAGTAGGATTGATTAGTAAGTCATATAAACTTAAAAAAGAATTAACGGAAGACTTTGCCGAAGCCTGTGCGAAAAGAAATACCAGTGCGGCAGCAGTCCTTACGGAATTTATGGAAAAATTTGTAGCAGAAACTGAAAATTTATAAAAGATGGACGGATTTTTCATGTCAAATGTGCTATTATGGTATCATCAAAAAGAGTCAGGGAACAAAAACCTTGGCTCTTTTTATATTCAGAAAGGCAGCAGTCATGAATACCGGAGCAGAAAGATATGGTACCCACCGGGGTGCATTTGAAAAGAATAAAAAGAAAATAATGGCGACACAAAAGATTTGTGGGATATGTGGAAAGCCGGTTGATTTTGCACAGAAATATCCCAGTCCATTATCGCCTTGTATTGACCATATTATTCCAATTGCAAGAGGGGGGCATCCCAGTGATATTGACAATCTGCAATTAGCCCACTGGACCTGTAATCGACAGAAGTCAGACAAGCTGATAGAAGTGAAGATTTTTGATGAAAAAAGTGAAATTATCAGTAACAGGGTGCTGCCACAATCTATGGATTGGAAGAATTATAAACCAAAGTAAACAGGGGGCATACCACCCCCTGGATGGGTGTGAATGAGGTTCACGCCATCACTGCACAAATATCTCGCTGAGAAAAAATGAGGAATGAAATTATGGCTAATGTGAAGGTAGAAATCAATTATAAAGGGCTGTTGGAACTCTTTAAAAATGAGCAAATAAAAGAAAAATGTATTTCAGTAGCAAATAATGTGGCACAAATTGCAGGTGAAGGATATAACGTAAGCAATTGGACAGGACCACATAGAGCAGGGGCGACAGTTTGGTGTGATTCGTATGATGCAATTCGAGACAATATGAAAAATAATACAATGCTGAAAGCATTGGGAGCTTCGGTTCCAAAAAATAAAATTGTAGTGAGAAAATAAGGAGCCTGAAATGAGCAATTACAAAGGGATAGTATATCTGAGAAAAAAGTTAAATCAGAAGAGAGAACGGGTATTAAAAAGATATAAGTATTATGAAATGAAGAATGTGGTAAGAGACTTGAATATCGCAGTTCCGGCAGAAATAAAAGGATTACATTCCATGCTTGGCTGGTGCGGAAAAGCAGTGGACAGTGTTGCGGATAGATTAATTTTCCGGGAATTTGAAGATGATAATTTTGATTTATCAGAAATTTTTCAAATGAATAATCCTGATATTTTTTATGACAGTGCTGTATTATCGGCATTGATTTCTTCCTGTTGTTTTATTTATATTTCAGCAGATGAAAGCGGATTTCCCAGACTGCAGGTAATTGATGGAGCAAATGCAACCGGAATATTAGACCCGATTACAGGATTATTAACAGAAGGATATGCAGTTCTGGAAAAAGATGATAACGAGAATGCGATATTAGAAGCATATTTTCAGAAAGGACAAACAACTTTTATCAGAAAAGGTGTCCGAAATCATCAGGTAGTAAAAAACAGTGCGCCTTATCCTTTGTTGGTACCAATAATCTATAAACCGGATGCCAGAAGAGTATTTGGACATTCCAGAATCAGCAGAGCATGTATGAGTCTGGTGGATGCAGCCATAAGGACTGTGAAGCGTTCTGAAGTTTCAGCAGAATTTTATAGTTTCCCACAAAAATACATTACTGGTTTAAGTGAAGATGCAGAAATTGCAGATAAATGGAGAGCATCTATGTCCAGTCTGCTGTCATTTACAAAGGATGACGAGGGAGATAGTCCTAAGTTAGGACAATTTACACAGCAGTCTATGTCACCGTATACAGAACAGCTTCGGACATTCGCGGCACTGTTTGCAGGAGAAACCGGTTTGACTTTGGATGATCTGGGATTTGTTTCTGACAATCCATCCAGCCAGGAGGCAATAAAAGCATCACATGAAACCTTACGATTAACCGCTAAGAAGGCACAAAGAACCTTCGGAAGCGGTTTTTTAAATGTCGGCTATCTAGCAGCCTGCGTAAGAGATGATTTTGCTTATCAGAGAAGACAACTTTATCTTACAAAGCCTGTTTGGGAGCCGATTTTTGAACCGGATGCCTCAATGTTATCCAGTATAGGAGACGGGGCAATTAAGATTAATCAGGCAGTGCCCGGATACTTTAATAAGGATAATCTGAGAAACATTACAGGAATTGAACCAAGTAAGATGGAACCGGTAACAGTAGTACAGCCGAATCAGGAGGTATAATGGAAGATATTGCACCAAAGTTATTAGAAAAAATACAAAAAGATTTTCAGACTATGTTTGATAAGAGTGAAATCATTTCCAAGTTATATGCAAAAGTAAGAGATGGTACCGCTACTTACAAAGAAGCTAATGAGTTCTCTGTTGAGGTAGGGCATATCCTTGCAAATGCATATGGTAACAACCTTAGTTCTGAAGTTCTTCCGGATGGGAAGATGTATTACAACATTGCTAAGAGAGTTATCCGTCCTACGATGGAAAATAATTATCATTTGATTACGGAAGTTACGAAAGAGGTACAAAGGTCTTTAAACAGTGAGGCAGGAATTGGAATAAAGCCAATCATACCGGAATTAAATCAAGACCGTATTGACGGAATTCTAAACCGTATTTCCAGTGAAGATATATTTGATGATGTAAAATGGATATTGGGAGAACCGGTAGTCAATTTCAGTCAGAGTATTGTGGATGATGCTATCAAAGTAAATGCTGAATTTCACGGAAAGGCAGGAATGAAGCCTAAGATTGTTCGTAAAATGGCAGGCAACTGTTGCGAATGGTGTAAGGCGGTAACAGGTAAATATTTCTATCCGGATGTACCGCAGGATGTTTACAGAAGACATCAGAGGTGCAGATGTACGGTGGATTATGTCCCGGGAGATGGAAAAGTTCAGAATGTACATACAAAGCAGTGGCGGAAGGAAGATGGCAGTAACATAAGGTTAGAGAAAAGAAAGGAACAGCATTATTTACCAGTCAAAGGAAGTGGAAAATTAAGTTTGACGGATAGAAAGATGGGGATTATAAATCTAATAGAGATAGATGGATATTCAAAAGTATATGTTGAAGAAGGGGTAAAGATTAAACCTAAAGCATTACATACCATAACTAAAAATATTGATGAAGCAATAGATTTTTATAGAGGAGATAAAAGTAGAAAACCAATAATAGCAGTTGTTGCTATGAAAAATTTAAATGGTGCACTTGGAAAATATGATTGTGTACAAAATGTAATATACATTGCTCCGGATACAGGAGATGCAAAAATGTTGAGTGTGTTTTTTGCAATGGATAAAAATGTAGCAATAGGGAGTACGGAGTATCATGAAACATGGCATTGGATGCAAGCACAAGGTTACAAAGGAACGATTACAGAAGCTAACAGGAATGTAGAATATATGCCTTGGCTAGTAGAAAAATGTAAAAAAAATATTGTTTCTTTAGGGATAAATGAGTATAATGTTAATGAAATATCATCATATGCTGCTAAGGCGTTTGTTTGGGAAAGATATGATGAAGTGGAGGCCGAATACTATACATTGAAGTGCTTAAAAAGAGGGAGATAATATTATGTATATCATTATTCCGGAAGAAATGAAAAAATTGGAGAGGATATATACACCTTATTTAGATGGAGTACATTTAAAGGAAGGTGCACCGAAAGAAGCAAAGGAAGCATATGAAACATTTTATAATTGGTTTGGTAAAAAATTAGGTTTAGAACAATAAGAAGTCACCGTTATATTTAGTGCGGTGATTTTTTTGTACAAAAAATCAGGAGGCTTATATGGCAAAAGATGAATACTATGTGCTGGTATGCAAAATATTAGTATATCTTTACAAGCGTTTAAAAGGAAAAACAAAAATAAAGCCGGAAGAATATTTACTTCCATTGACAAAAGATTTCCCCATACATGAAGAATACTTTTTATATGTTTTGGAGAAGATGCAGGAGCAGGGATATATAGAAAAAGTGGTCTTTGTACGAGCATGGGGAGAAGATATTATTATGGCAGATAGCAGTAAGATAAGAATTACACCTGTGGGAATTGACTATCTGCGTAATGACAGTGTTATGAATAAGCTGATACATACCATACCGGAAGCGGCAGCGATTATTAGTTTATTTCAAGTATAAAAGCAGAAAGTGAGGAGCAGTATGGCAGAACCGCGAATTGGTCGCCAGACTCCCACACAATCCGTTGTATTACCTTACTATGTAACAAAAGGGCAGGAAGCAATCGATTATTATAATAATTCCGGAAGAACTGCACAGCAGTGGCAGGAACTTTTATTAAGTGATATTTTGGCTGTGAATGAAGAAGGACTTTGGGTACATACCAAATTCGGTTATTCCGTGCCACGAAGAAATGGAAAGAATGAGATTGCAGCAATCCGGGAGGTGTTTGGACTTTTAAAGGGGGAAAGAATACTTCATACAGCCCACAGAACTACAACCAGTAGTGCTGCATCCAAACGATTGTCAGCTATTCTGAATGGAATGGGATATTGCGAAATCGCAAGACCAAAAGCTGGAGAGGAATATAAGAAAGCATACACCTACTCCAAACAATTTGGTCTTGAAAGAATTGTAATCCTGGATGAAGGAGGAGGCAGTTGTGATTTTAGAACCCGTTCCTCCAAAGGTGGTCTGGGAGAAGGTTTCGATTTGCTGGTTATTGATGAAGCACAAGAATATACTGACGATCAGGAGTCAGCACTGAAATATGTGGTAACAGACTCTAAAAATCCACAAACAATCTTTTGTGGAACACCACCTACACCGGTAAGCTCCGGTACCGTATTTACTAAATTAAGAGTTTCTATTTTATCAGGAGGAACGGTAAATGCAGGTTGGGCGGAATGGTCAGTGGAAAAACATTCTAATCCAAGAGATAAAGAATTGTGGTATGAAACCAATCCATCACTGGGAACGATTTTTACAGAAAGGTCTGTTACAGATGAAATTGGAACAGATGATGTAGATTTCAATATTCAGAGACTGGGATTGTGGATTAAGTATAATCAGAAATCTGCTATCAGCAAAGTGGAATGGCAGGAATTAAAGGCAGAGAAATTGCCGGAGTTATCCGGAGCATTATTTGCAGGTATCAAATATAGTCATGAAGGTGGGAATGTAGCATTGTCCATAGCGGTCAAAACCAAAGATAAAAAGATTTTTGTAGAAACTATTGACTGTCGGGAAGTCAGAGCCGGAAATTATTGGATAATTGACTTTTTAAGAAATGCAGCCATTGAAAAAATAGTGGTAGATGGTGCCAATGGACAGCAGATTTTAGCAACTGAAATGAAAGAGGCAAAATTAAAAACACCGTTACTTCCTACGGTAAAAGAAATTATTGTGGCAAATTCCACCTTTGAACAGGGAATTTTTCAGGCAAATATTGTCCATAGCGGTCAACCTTCTGTAGAACAGGTAGTTGGAAATTGCGAGAAGAGAGCCATTGGAGCTAATGGAGGTTTTGGATATAAAGCTATGCAGGAGGATATTGAGATTGCAATTTTGGACAGTCTGGCATTAGCCTACTGGGTATGTAGTACAAGTAAGGAAAGAAAAAAACAAAAAGTAAGCTATTAAGGCACCGAAAGGTGTCTTTTTTAGTGGATAAATTTACCGATACCACCGGGTTAAGTGGGAAAGGAGACAAAAATGGGAGAGTTTAAAGTAATTGAAACACAGGAACAGTTAGATGCTGTTCTGGGAGAAAGACTGAAAAGAGAAAGAGAAACAGTGAAAAAAGAATACGCCGGATATTTATCACCGGAAGATGTGAAAAAGTATGAAGGATACTTGTCACCGGAAGATGTGGCGAAAAAGTATGAGGGATACTTATCACCGGAAGATGTAACTAAGAAATATGCCGGATATTTATCACCGGAGGAAGCAGCGAAAAAAGATGCCAAAATCAAAGGGTACGAGACCGACTCGGTAAAAACGAGAGTAGCCCATGAAGTTGGATTATCTTATGATGCAGTAGCCTTTTTAAAGGGTGAAGATGAAGAAACTATCAGAAAAAGTGCAGAAACTTTAAAAACTCTGGTAGGCAGTAGCAATGTTGCACCATTGGCATCTACGGAAAATGGAGTAGGGAAAGCGGATGAAGCAGCATATAAAAATGTATTAAAAGGATTAAAAGGAGAGTAAGAAAATGGCAGGAGTATTATCAAAAGGAACATTATTTGATCCCCAATTAGTAACAGATGTAATCAATAAGGTAAAAGGGAAATCATCTTTGGCGGTATTATCCCGTCAGGAACCGATTCCTTTCAACGGTAGCAAGGAATTTGTATTTTCTTTAGATTCTGAAATTGATATTGTGGCAGAAAATGGGAAATATTCTCACGGTGGAGCAACTTTTGAACCTATTACCATAATTCCGATTAAAGTAGAGTATGGTGCAAGGGTATCGGAAGAGTTCTTAACAGCAACGGAAGAAGAGCAGATTGAAGTTTTGAAAAATTTCAATGAAGGTTTCGCTAAAAAAATGGCAAGCGGTATGGATTTAGCGGCTTTTCATGGGGTAAATCCTCGTACCGGACAGCCTTCAACAGTGGTAGGAGATAACCATTTTGATGCGAAGGTAACTCAGACAGTTACTTATGATGCGGATGCACCGGATAAGAACCTTGAAGCAGCTATTGCACTTGTGGAAGGTTCTGATGGTGAAGTGACAGGAATGGTGATTGCACCTGCAGTGCGTACTGATTTAGCTTCCATGACAAAAAGCAATAGCGAAAAATTATATCCGGAATTTGCTTTTGGTGGTAAACCATCAAATCTCGGATCCAATGCATTGGAGGTCAATAAAACCGTAGCAGTAGGAGATGTGGACAAAGCAATTGTCGGAGATTTTGCCAACAGAGTGAAATGGGGATATGCAAAGGAAATTAAAATGGAAGTTATCCCATATGGTGACCCGGATAATACAGGGGTAGACTTGAAAGGTAGCGGACAGGTTTACATTCGTTGTCAGACTTACATTGGCTGGGGTATTTTTGATGGCGACTCTTTTGCCAGAGTTATTACTGCATAATGAAGTATGTAAATGTGAAAACAGGGGCGGTCATTGAGACCGCCTGTGTAGTAAAAGGAGACAACTGGAAAATTGTGGAGAAACAGCCAAAGGAAACAATAAAGAAAACAGTAGTCAAGGGAACAAAGAAAAAAAGTGGTGAATAAAATGGAATATTTTGCAACGGTACAGGATGTAACAGAGTTATTCCGTCCATTAACAGAAGAGGAAGAAAAGAAAGCAACAGCCTTATTACCGGTGGTTTCAGACAGCATACGGCAGGAAGCAGTGAAAGTGGGAAAAAACATTGACCAAATGATTACAGAAGGAATCTTGTTAGAAAATGTTGTAAAATCCGTGACCGTAGATGTGGTTGCTAGAGCGTTAATGACTTCTACTAATTCAGAGCCAATGTCCCAAATGTCACAATCAGCTCTTGGATATTCCGTTTCCGGAACCTATCTGGTTCCTGGTGGTGGTTTATTTATTAAGAAATCAGAACTATCCCGACTGGGATTACGAAGGCAACGATGTGGGGTGATAGATTTATGTTCGAAGGAATAATGATTATTTTGTATGACAAAGTAAAGGTAGGAGAAGACGAATTTAACCATCCTGTTTATGAAGAAGTACCAAAAGAGGTGAAAAATGTGTTAGTTTCTCCCTCTTCCTCTACAGATATTGTGGATAATCTCAGTTTATATGGGAAAAAGGCAATTTTTACCCTTGCAATTCCAAAAGGAGACACAAACATCTGGGAAGACCGGACAGTAGAGTTTTTTGGAAAGAAATGGCGGACTTTCGGTTTTGTGACAGAAGGGATTGAGCAACTTATTCCACTTGATTGGAACAAGAAAGTGATGGTGGAGCGGTATGAGTGAGGTAAGAAAGATGCTGGAAATAATTCTTTTACGATATTTTAAGAAAAATATGGAAGTTCCTGCTTTTATGGAAACACCTGAGAAAGAACCCAAACGGTATATTTTGTTAGAAAAAACAGGCGGTTCCATGGAAAATCATATCTGCTACGCAACGATTGCAGTACAGTCTTATGCAGAAAGTATGTATGAAGCGGCAGTGTTAAATGAAGAAGTCAAAGGTGTGATACTGAATGGTTTTGTCAGGCTACCTGAGATTTCAAAAGTAAAACTGAATACAGATTATAATTTTACAGATACAACGAAAAAGAAATATCGTTATCAGGCGATATATGACATAACTTATCAGGAGGGAAGTAATTATGGCGAATGATGCAAATAATGTGGCAACAGGGAAACCAAAGATTGAAGGTGCGGTATATAGAGCGCCACTTGGTACTGCACTTCCGGCAGATGCGACAACGGTATTGGATGCAGCCTTTAAGGCATTGGGATATATCAGTGAAGATGGGTTTAAAAATAATAACTCTCCCAAAAGTGAAACCATTAAAGCGTGGGGCGGAGATGTTGTTTTGAATATGCAGACAGAAAAGCCGGATACTTTCAAAATGAAATTAATCGAAGTTTTAAATGTGGAAGTATTAAAAGCTGTTTATGGAAGTGACAACGTGGAAGGAACGCTGGAAGAAGGTATTACGGTAAAAGCAAACAGTAAAGAACAGGAAAGTGCTGTATGGGTGGTAGAACTGATTTTGCATGGGGTATATAAAAGAATTGTAATTCCGAATGCATCTATTTCTGAAATTGCAGAGATTGAGTACAGTGATTCCAGTGCCATTGGCTATAATATTACCATTACAGCGGTACCGGATAAAGATGGGCAAACCCATTATGAATATCTGAAAAAAATAGCGAAAGTAACAGAAACAACAGGAGAAACAGAAGAGTAAGGTATAGGAATAAAGAGTGCTCAAAATTATAGAAAGAAAAGGTAAGGTATATGTTAACAGGAAAAACAGAAAGTGGATTTGAGTTTCAGCTTAGTGAAAATGCAATGAATAACATGGAACTGATAGAAGATTTGGCAACTGTAGACCGGGGAGATGTTACAGCACTTCCTAAAGTGCTGGTTGCGTTGCTTGGAGCAGAGGAAAAGAAAAGACTTTATGACCATCTGCGAACAGAAGATGGAAGAGTTCCTATTGATTTGTTGGTAGAAGAAGTGAAACAGATGTTTAAAGTGAGTAAAGAATTAAAAAACTAATGGCCCTTGCCAATATGATAAATACAGACCGAGATGCATTAATTTGCGACCTGGCTGAAACATATGGAATTTTTGATTATAGGTCGCTCCCGGCACAAACGGTAGCGGCCTTATCTATTGGCTTAAGGGCGAATTCAAGAATAAAAATGAAACTTGCAGGAATGGAGTTTGAGCCGGATGTTTATCTGTTGGCAGCTATCGTGGATCGGCTGTCAATTTTACTATGGCGGCAAACAAAGGATGGAGTAGAGGGAATAAATATGCCAGAACTGATTTTGGGGCACAGTGAAGAGAAGGTATCCAAAGGATTTTCCTGCGGTGAGGAGTTTGAAAAATTCCGTGCAAGTATTCTGAGAGGAGAAGGATAAAGTGGCAACAGAACTGGCAAAAGCGTATGTGCAGATTATTCCTTCTGCACAAGGAATGAAGGAGAAAATCAGTGAAATACTGGGAGAGGAAGTACCAGGTGCAGGAAAAACAGCAGGCACAACATTAGGGAGCAGTCTAGTGGGGAGCTTTACCAAAGTAATGGCAACACTGGGGATAGGAAAAGTAATTTCAGATGCCTTTAGTGAAGGAGCTGATTTGCAACAGAGTATCGGTGGTGTGGATACCTTATTTAAAGAAAGTGCTGATATTGTAAAACAGTATGCAAACGAAGCCTATAAGACTGCGGGATTATCTGCGAATGAATATATGGAAAGTGTTACTGGCTTTTCTGCTTCTTTATTGCAAAGTCTTGGAGGCGATACTGCTAAGGCTTCGGAAGCGGCAAATACTGCTTTGGTAGATATGTCGGATAATGCCAATAAAATGGGAACCAGCATGGAACTTATTCAGAATGCATATCAGGGATTTGCAAAACAGAATTATACTATGTTGGATAATTTGAAACTGGGATATGGTGGAACTCAAAAGGAAATGGAAAGATTGCTTGCTGATGCCGAGGCTTTTTCCGGAGTTTCTTATGACATTAGTAATCTCAGTGATGTGTATGAGGCTATTCATGTTATTCAGGGAGAAATGGGCATATCAGGAAGAACGGCAGAGGAAGCAGCAGCGATTATAGAAAGAACCGGAAGAAGTTCGGCAGAGGTATATGAACAGTTAGGAACCACTGCCAAAGAAGGAGCAACCACCTTTTCAGGTGCATTGGCATCTATGAAAGCAGCAGCCACAAATCTGCTTGGAAAATTGACGTTAGGAGAAGACATAAGTTCAGAACTGTTTGCATTACAGGAGACGTTTCAGACATTTTTGTTTGGCAATGTACTTCCTATGGCAAAAAGTCTTCTATCTACTCTGCCTGATATATTGGATGGATTGTTTACTTTAGTTGTTCAAACCATAAATAATATTGATGCTGGAGAAATGGTACAAACAGGGATTAACCTGGTAACCGGATTGGCAGATACGATTGTTTATAATATTCCGTATCTGTTAGAAGCTGCGTGGAATTTAATGAGTGAGTTTGGAAAAGCATTGCTTACAACGGATTGGTCTGAAGTTGGGATGAATCTATTGAGAGAATTGCAGGGAAGTCTGGAATTAAATGCAGGTGAAATCTTGGGTGCAGAAGGTTCTTTTATCACTGTATTGGCAGAGCAGATACAGGAAAGTTTACCTACCATTCTGAATCAGGGAATACAGATTGTAACGAGTATTGTAGAAGGAATTTTGCAGACAATTCCTACCTTGCTAACAACTGCCGGAGAATTACTTGGTCAGTTTGCAGCTTATTGCATGGAAAATCTTTCGATTATCTGGGCTGCGGGAACAGAATTATTATTGCAGTTAGTGAATGGTATTACAGAATATCTTCCTGCGATTGCAGAACCGGCGATTCAGACGATTGCTCAGTTTACAGAAACGATATTGAAGAATCTTCCACAAATATTAGAAAGTGGAATTTCTCTTATTAGCGAGTTAATAGCTGGTATTATTTCTGCCATTCCGGATGTTGTGAGTGCTGTCTGGGATATTATTGTAACAATAAAGGATGAATTTTCTAAAATTGATTGGTTGGAAGTTGGAACCAATATTCTTGAGGGTATTAAGAATGGGTTGTTAGGTGGATTGGATGTTATTGGAGATGCAGCCAAAGAAGTTGGGAAAAAAGCATTAGGAGCTGTGAAAGAATTTTTAGGTATTGCAAGTCCCTCAAAAGAATTTATTAAAATTGGTGAATTTGTAACAGAAGGATTTGCCCAAGGGATTACACAAAGCTCTGCTAATGTCGAGAATGCATTACAGAAACTGACAAAGGTTAATATGGGGGACTTTGCATTAAATGCAACAGCCGGACAAGGAAACGGAAATGGAGTAAATTCAGATGCAGTGTTGGAATTAGCTAAAGCTATTTCTGAAAATCCAACCAAGGTTATTGTTACTTTGGAAGGAGATGTAAAGAGATTGTTTCGGGCAATGCAGTCTGAGGCTAGAAATAATCAGTTACTTACAGGCGTAAAAGTGTAGGAGGAATCACAATGTTAGTAATGATTGGTTCTACAGATTTAACTTCCAAAATAGAGAATAATTCTTATGTTATGGAAGCAGAAGATAGTTTTTTAGAGTGGGAAGATGGAAATAAACAAAAACACAGAGTATATGTGAAAAGTAAAGTGAAGGGTAGCTTTAATGTTATTTGTGATGCTCGCCTAGGAATGAGTTCAGTTGAGTTTTTAGAATTGATAAAGGAAAACACCCAAAATAATGTATTGTTGATTACTTGCTGGATAACTAATAAAGCTGAGTATAGAACTTTAAATGCATATGCGAAGATTATTACGAAGAAACACACAGATACAATGGATATTTTTGGAGTGGAAGTGGAGGAACGATAATGATTGAAGTACCTACAAGAGTGAAAGAGGCTTTGGAAGATGGCAGCTATCTGAAAAATTATCGTTTTATCATATTGGATGAGAATGGTGAGGAAGAATTTACCATTGATAACAATAATCTAGTAAGTGAGTCTGTTAGTATTGATGAGCGTTTATGTTCAGAAGATACGATTAAATTTGGACTTTGTGAAGGGTGTCAGCTTCAGTTTGAATATTTTGGTTTCCCGGATATACGGGGAAGAAGAATACATGCATATATAGATGTACAGTATAAGGAAAAAGATGGCAGTTTACAGTGGCATTCCATATCATTAGGTTTCTTTGAGGTAAGAGAGTGTGCCATGCAGTTTTCCACAGGCATTAGGAAATGTTCCTGCTATAACAAATTATATAGTGAGTATCTGGATGCAAAGGCAGATGAATTGGTAAAAGAACTTGTTAACGCAGGAGAGTGTGGTGTAACTAATAAATTATCCGTACACACATTACTTAAAATGTTACTTCAAGGATATTCAATTGAAGAAGTATTTGAAGAGGAGACAGAATATAGTGCGGCAATTTCCGGACGTAGTTATAACAAAATTGCTGTTCCGGTAGCATATGCAGACGGAACGACTACGGGAGGATATTATTATATTCATACAGTCAATGGATATATTATACCTAAGGGATTTAGTGAAGATGATTTTTTTTCTTTTCGTATCTATGCAAAACAGATACGTCAGAAATTAAAGGATAAAGGTATTGTTTCAGCATCACGTTATACGATAGCAAACGGTGAAGTGTATTCGTTTGAGGAATATGCAAAAACAAATTTTAATGGTGCAAGAGCTGTAGGAGGGGGTGCAGACATAATATCAACTTCCGGAGAAAAAATTTTAGAATTAAAGTTTGGTAAGGCGGAAGAGGATGTGATAACAGATTACATTACGAATATAAGGAAAGGGGTATCTATAACTATTCCGGTAAAGGTAACAGGTGGAAACTCTTCGGATCCGGACATTACGGAGGCAGAAAGAGAAACAATGAATAATTTATATGAACAATTTATTTCAGAAGTGAATGTCGTTGATTGCACTCATAAGATATTAGCACCAATAGAGAAGTATAGGCTGACATCTGCGGTAATGGAAGAATTATCAGATATAACAATTAGAAAATTACAATCAGCAGTGTATGAAACGCGATGTTTGTTTGGGCGTTTGGATAGAATAACAGATTTATTTAGTGGAGTGGAATTGAATAATAAAAGACTTTTACCGGCGCAAATTTTGTATCCGGAAAGAGATTTGTATCCTAAGGGATTGTCTATCAGAGCTAAAAAAAGTACATTTCAGCAGTTATGGGTGGAAAATGATAATGTGAAGAAGTTTCGATATTTAATTGTTACCTATAAAACCGTGGATGCAGAAGGTGCGGAAATTGAGAAAGTACTTCAGCGGACCATTAATAATGATGGAAATACAGATTATCATATGTCTGATAACTGGCTATTTAAAAATTTTGTATGGACTGAGGAAGAAGTTGGAATTTATGCAGATAATATGATTGAAAAAATGCAGAATATGACATGGTTTCCTTTTGAAATGTGGTGTGTGGGACTTCCTTTTCTCGAAACGGGTGATGAAATTGAAATACCCACTGATAATGGAACATATACCACCTATATACTTCAGAGACAAATGAAAGGGATACAGAGTTTGGCAGATAGTTATATTAACGGCACTCTGAATATTTTCTAGGAGGAAGGAAATGGATAAATTATATGAGCGAATAGATTTTCAAAATGATATGCCACCGGCTTTAAATGCGGATAATCTGAATGCGATAAGTAAGGCATTGGAAGAATTGGATTTAAGGGTAATAAGTATAGCACCGGAAACTTTGCTTTTGCGTTTAAAGGACATTAGTGAGTTGTTAAGAGATACACAGACTTTATTTGTGGATGCAGAAGGTAATGCCATATTAGCAAAGAGTTATGCAGCTGGTGGTACCGGAAGCAGAGATGGAGAAGATACGGACAATGCAAAATACTATAAAGAGCAGGCACGAGACTCAGCAAATAAAGCGGAAATTTATGGTGCAGAAGCAGAAACGTATGCAAATGCAGTACGTGACAGATATACAGAATATTATGACCACTTAGACCGGGCAAATAATCCTCATAACGTCACCAAAGAGCAGATAGGGTTAGATAATGTACCAAATGTGGCACCAATTGCAAACCTCCTTACCACAATAGTCGGAAGTCCTTTAGATGCCACTATGGGTAAAGAACTGAATGACAAAATCACAGCTTTGCAAGAAAACGGTGCAGGTAATGATTATTATGTCGGAACCTGCACTACATCTGCATCCACAGCAGACAAAGTTGTGACGATTTCTGATTTTAATTTGAAAGTAGGAGCCGTTGTACATGTGAAGTTTTCTTATACCAATACTTCCAGTTCAGCTACCTTAAATGTATCTTCCACGGGTGCAAAAGCAATGTATTACATGGATGGAACAAGAATGTATTATATTCCTTCCGGAGTGTATCATTCTTTTATCTATGATGGTACATATTGGAGATATATGGGGACGCAGAATGCGATTATTGCCTCAAATTATGAGCGGTATGGTATTAAGATGGAGTATAGAGCATTGATACCGCTTTTATCGGGGTATTCGATAGATATAGGTACAATTTCCAAACCGTTTAATAATATTTATAGTTCCAATATTTATGTAAAAAGGGCTGGAACTACAACTCAAACGCTTGCGGTGTTACCGCCATTACCATTAGTAAGAGGAAACTTTTGTCTATATGATTATCACCAGATTTTATTCACCGAGTACAGTGATTATGTAAAGAGTGTTATAAACGGAGTTTTTCATGCAGCAGGTTGTAATATAGGATGCAATGTAGTTTCCGGAGGTTCGGGAAATTATGAGGCGTTATTTTTATTCAGAATTATGGGATATGTGGTAAATCCGAGCGACTATTATCTTGCAAAACCTTTTGTAGCAGATGTTTTGTTGTCTACTTCCCAAACGAACGACTGCTCTGGTGAATATACAAACTGTGCAACAATAGAAACTCCATATAGTCAGAGTATTACATTGACCTTAACTGGGGTCAGCGTTAACAGTTGTGGGGTTGCATCCGGAGCTGCATATCTTAAGTTGACGGCTACATCCAGAAATATTCATATATCAGAAATTGATTTGATGCCATAGGAGGAAGAAAAAATGGTACAGTTGATTATTGACGAAGTAACAGGGAAAGTTTTGGGATTTAATACAATTATTCCAACCATCACAAAAGACATTATTATCATAGACGACGAGGAGTTTGAGAAACTACGAAATGAGAAGGATTTCAAGAAACTGTATTATGAAGATGGAATAATGGTAGAAAAAGAAGAAAAGGACAGTGAAAACGAGGAAATAGACGAACTGGAAAAACAGGAGTTTAGTTATCGTGAAAAAGTAGCAAAAGAACAGAAGATTTTCATGGATTGTGTGTTGGAAGGAAAGTCTACGGAAGAGGCAGCAGCCACCGTAAGAATGAATCGGCAGCAGTTGGAGGAGATTTTACAAAGAAAAAAAGATTACTGGTCCGGGTATGAAGAAAAAAGACAAAAGAAAGTAGTAGAAAAATTTGAAAAGGAAGAAAAGGAACTGTCTAATAAATATTTTCTTTCCGTTGTAACAGCTGTTCGTGATGAAAATGATTATATAGAAGAATGGCTGGATTATCACATTGAAACAATGGGTGTGGAACATTTCTACATTTATGATAATGAGTCCGTTGTCTCAGTTAGAGAATATTTGGAGAGGATCAAATATCGATATTTGGACAAGCTGACAATTATCCCGTGGAAAACTAGCACACATACCCAGCAGGATACTTGTAACGACTGGCTGCAGAACTATGGACCGGAAACGAAATGGTTTATATGTATGGATGTGGATGAGTTCATTCATATCAAAGAACAGAATAAAACTTTGAAAGAGTTTTTGGAAGAAAATGCTGCATATTCCAGTGTGAAATGTTTGTGGAAACACTTTACAGCAAACGGACAGGAGGAAAAAACTTCTCTTCCGGTAAGAGAGCGATTCACTGTGGAAACCGATTGGGGAGAAGAGAAACATGGCGGAAAGTTCTTTGCACAGTCTAACCGGGTAAGTCATTTTGCAAGCTATGTTCCGCAAATACGATTGAATAGCAAGCACCTGGAGCATGACAGTGAAAAAGTAACCGGGTTTTATCAGTTAAATCACTACATAACCAAATCTTATGAAGAGTGGTTGGAGAAAATCGCAAGAGGAAGTGTGAATCCGGGATATATGAGAAAATATCAGGAATTTTTTGAAATCAATCCGGATATGCAGTATTTGAATACCGGAGAAAAAACAGCGCAGGGATATGGTGCAGTCAATAAATAGAAAGAGAGGAAGAAGAAAATGGAATATCTGGTTTTAAAGGACGAAAACAAAATACAAATCGAAACAGGTTCCGGTTTGTCGGATATGATGGTGGTATCAGCCACAAAGGAAGAGATGATTGCCACATGGGATTTACTGACCATGGAAAATCTCAAAGCTGTGCAGATTAGAAACAGTGAAGATGTGGTACTTGGAGAATATGCCAACCTTGTTCTTGAAAGCGAAACCTCAGTGGTACAGGCAGATGGAACCATTCTTACACGTTTCAAGTTAAGACAGAAAACAGAAGTGGAGCTGTTAAGGGAAGAAGTAGAAGCACTGAAAGTGGGGCAGGAAATTCAGGATGGAGCGATTGTGGAATTGGCGGAAATTATCGGAGGTGAATAATTATGGTGAATTTCTATGTGAAAAGAATTAAAAAAGGTCTGATGACAATTGAGGATGTGCCGCCACGCTGGAAAACAGCAGTGGAGGAGGTATTAAACAATTAAATATTTTCTTTAGAGCCAAAGAGCCGGGAACTTCTGTAAAAGGAGTCTCCGGTTCTTTTTATATCAGGAAAAGGAGGAAGCAGAAAAATGACAGAGCAGGAAATGGCTGTAAAATTGGCAGAGTATGGAAAAGAGATTGGTTCTTTAAAACATCGGGTAGATGATTTGGAGGAACAGACACAAGTGATTCAGGAACTGGCTTTGTCTGTGAAGGAGCTTGCCATCAATATGCAGAGCATGATCAAGGAGCAGGAGCGTTACCGGAAAACACAGGAAAGAATTTTTTCCAGGATTGAGGTTTTGGAAAATGAGCCGGCGAAACACTGGAACACTTTGACTACTGTTATTATTACCGCTTTGGTTAGTGGCTTGATGGGGTATATTGTGACAACTATTTTTAAATAAGGAGGAAAGAAAAATGTTTCAGAACAATGTTTTTAGTGTATCGGTAGATACAAAGAAATGGATTAAGGCAGCCGCGGTAAGAGCGGTGAAAACAGCAGCACAGACCTTTGTAGCAACTGTGGGAACGGCAGCTACAATGGGAAGTGTGGATTGGAAAATGGTATTTTCTGCATCTGCATTATCAGGTATTTTGTCTGTGGTAACCAGTCTGGGAGGACTTCCGGAAGTACAGGAGGAGTAGAGAATGTGGGGAATAATTGTATTTTTGGCAGTAATTGGAGCAGGAAGTATATTGGGGATTGGTTGTTATGCAATTGCCAAAGGATGTGAGGTGCTGAATGAATATATCAGAAAAGGGAATTAATTTAATCAAGAAATTTGAGGGCTGTCATTTGACAGCCTATCTGTGTCCGGCAGGAAAGTGGACCATAGGTTACGGACATACAGCCGGAGTAAAAAAGGGAATGCGAATCACCCAGGCACAGGCAGAGGAATATCTTCGTCAGGATTGTAAGTCTTCTGAGAGAGCGGTCAATGCTTTGGGAAGAAAGTTAAACCAGAACCAGTTTGATGCACTGGTTTCTTTTACCTTTAATTGTGGTGTTGGAAATCTGAAAACGCTGTGCAAGAATCGTAGTCTAGAAGTGATTGCTGAGAAGATTCTTCTTTATACCAAAGCCGGAGGAAGAACTTTAAACGGGCTTGTAAAACGAAGAAAAGATGAACAGGCTTTATTCCTTACCCCGGTGAAAACAGAAGGGCAAATGGTGGCTACGGAAAGCCACAGTGGTATATCAGCAGGTTTGAGCGGTCAGAACAAGCCGGTGTTACGAATGGGAAGCCGGGGTGAGGATGTAAAAGAAGTGCAGAAATTTCTTTCATTGAAAGGTATTTATCATGGAGCCATTGATGGTATCTTTGGAGTCTTGACTAAACAGGCTGTTATTGAATGGCAAGGTTATTGCGAAATCGCAAAAGACGGTGTGGTTGGAAAGAATACCTGGGCAACGATGGGATAGGGTATGCAGGATTTTATAATTAAAATTCGTGTTGCATTTCGTGTTGTATCGTGTTATATTTGGTGGCAAACTGCTCTTGAAATCAAAAAAATATTATTCATATTGATAATCAAGAATGCAGTATTTACAAGGGATTGACAAGAAATGGCTTAAAATCAACATTTACTAAAAATACATTTTGACCGGTTCAATTCCCGTCTGGTCCATTTTTATAAAGCCTTGGAAATAGTATGTTTTCGGGCTTTTTTTGTGTGGGAATTCATAAATATAACAACAAAATCAATAAAAAATGTAAATTTTATTTCCAAATTCAAAGAAAAGTGCTATACTAGAAAAAAATAGGGGAAAATATTGAAGTCTAAATAATTTTTACTGGAGGTACCTTATGAAGAAAATGATGGAAAATATGAGAAATATGAGTGTTAAGAGGAGAATGACAATCAGTTTTGGAATCGTGGTGGGATTGTCCAGTGTTGCAGCAATTGTTGCGGCAATTTTCTTATTTGTGATTAATGCACGTTATTCTACTGCACTGGAACTGAATGGTTTTATTCAGGGAGATATCGGGCACTACGCTACATATTTGAATGAAGAACGTATTCTGATTCGTGATATTATCAGTTTAACAGATCAAGATGCTATTGCCACTAAGAAAGCAGAACTGGAAGAAGCGGATGCGAAGATTGCACATTATTTTCAGGCAATGTATGACAAGTTGGAATCAGAAGAAGAAATGGCAATTGTACAGAGTATGATAACAGATTTGGAAGAGTATCATGCACTGAGAAAAGAAATTATTGCCTTAGATGAAAGTGGAAAAGGTGTGGATGCCTTTTTGTTATTGCAGGGAGAGGCAGGCACCATTGCTCATAGAATCGTAGAAGAGGCAGAAAAGCTGTTGGCCATGAATGTGGAAATGGGAAACAGTGTTTCTGGTAGTTTGAATGTTTTTTGTATTGTATTGGGAATTATTGTAATTGTATTACTTGTGGCAGCAGTTACGGTAGGGATGATTTTTGCAAGATATACAGCATTGGATATTGCGAAACCTCTTGAAAAAGT